GGCCTCAAGGATGCGAGCCCGAAGCTTCTCACCCAGCGGGAACGCTGGGATCCCCGGAGCCTGCACTGTGCCGTTGACCGCATCAGTCCAGGGCCTGGCGGGGAGGATGGTGCCATTGCGCAGGCGGGCCCCTTCGTGAACGGCGGTAGCGTAGTTGGCGCTCCAGCTGGCCTCCATGGTGAACGGATCGGGAAATCCGTAGGTGCCGCTTTGCCGCAAGGTGCCGATGTCCACGATGTTGCGCGGACTGCCGACCGTGCCAACCCGTCGGCGTGTCTCCCGTGGCCAGGGCCAGGCGGAAGGATTGAAGGATGCCTGATAGCGGCCAAACAGCTCGGTAAAGGTGCCGCGAGCGATCTTCTGCAGCATCTGATTCATCTCGCCAGGGCCCGGGCCTCTGACCGTGGTTTCAACCTTGATGCTCATGGTTCAGATTGCAGTGGAAAGGGCCGCCTTGAACTTGTCACCCAGGGCCTCGCGTACTTCCGCCCCGATGCCACCAACACCAAACGGCTGGCCCAGTTCGAGGATGCGGAGCTGACCCTGTTCCGCACCATCGGCCAACGTCGGCAGCACCGTCAGGTCGGTCAAGATTGCCTTGCCTTCAGCGCCAGGCAGCATCCCGGCAGGCCGGTAGCCGGTATCGGTCCAGCTCAGCGAGGCACTGGCCACCAGCCAGCTGGCATTGCCCAGCAGGGCCCAGCGGGTGATGTAGCCCTCCAGGATCAGCGACCCAGCCTTAACGCCAGGTAGATCCTGCTCGCTGCGGCCCTGGCTCTTGGCGAAGGCCTCGACCACCACGGCAGGGCCAGCAGCAGGCACCCCAGACCGGAAGGTGGTGATGGTGCCAGGCGGTGTCCAGAGCATCCGCAGATTGGCGTATTCGGCGAAGTCGGTGGCCATCAGCTACGAACCAACTGCGTGACGCCGCCGCCGACGACCGGCTGAATCCCGAGGGTCTGGAAGATCCGGCCTTTTAAGTCGGCCAAACGACCGCCGAGCACGGCGCCTGCCGTCCCACCAGCGCCGCCCGATTGGTATTTCACCTGAAGCAGGCTGGTGTCCCACTCCAGAACATCCGCCTTGCGCTTGATGTCGTCGCGGGTCAAGGTCGTGCCTGGGGCGGGGCCTTCGTAGCTTGCTGCATTGCCCAGATGCGCGGTCCCGCTCTCCACCTGGTCGGCGTAGTCGCTCTCCAAGTTCTCGATTTCGTCGATCCATTTCTGCACCTGCACAACAGCAGCGGTGGAGGTGATCGCCACCCGGTTAAGAATCGCCGTCAGCTCCGTCAGGTTTGACACCGACAGGGGCCAGCCCGCATAGCCCCGGATCAACTCGCGGTCATCCTTGGTGGTGGTCCGCCACAGGTTGTTAAGGGTGGGGATTGCCATGGCGCCGCACGATCTGCTGCAGGTTTCCGGGAAACCTCAGGTAGTGATCGGTGCATCCATGGCCAAAGCAATGAAAATGACCAAGGGCGCCAAGGCCATGGGCAAGGTGATGAAGGAATGGAAGGCAGGCACCCTGAACAGCGGCATGGCCAAGGGCCCAGTGGTTAAGAGCCAGAAGCAGGCGGTGGCGATTGGCCTTTCGGTCAAGGCCAAGGCATCTAAGGGTGGACGCAAGAAGATGAAGTGAGGGGCGACAGCCAGCTACTGATCTTGGCTGCCTTCTCAGCGCAGAAGAACGGCTGGGATCCGTACCAGGTCCAGACATCACAGTGGTTTTTGGACCCGTTGCAGCCTGCGCAGGCCGGCACCAGGTTGGCTCGCTCCGTGGTCCCGCCCCGTGCCTTGGGCACCACATGATCCAGCGTCACCTTCTCGGGTTGGCAGCCGCAGTAGGCGCAGCAGCCGTCCCAGGCATTGATGATTTCGCGTCTGAAGCTGTTTTTGGTGACACGTTTGGAGATAAGCTCTGATCCTTCAATCCGATAGGACATGAGTTACTCGGTTAAGACCGGGAATGAACCAACGAAACCCAAGTTGCTGTGCAAGAACCTCATGCCCTGCTGCGGTTGTTCGGGTCGATAGCCCTGGCGGTGCCCGTAGGGTGCGCAACCTGGCAGGCTGCCATTGCCGGTGGCCCTACCGAAGCTGAGGGTATGAAAGTGACCATGGAAGGTGTTGTGGGCTGGGATACTCTGATCGAGGTTCTTTACATGCTTGTCCACGTTCCACAGCGGGCCAGCAGCGCCACCGTTGTACTTCACCGAATCGCCGTGGAAGAATCTGATCCGCTTGTCATAAATGTCTAGGTAAAGGCAGTCGGCATCAGCGATTTGCCATACCAGGCGCGGTTGCTCTCTGTAGTGCCTCCTGAGGTTGTGATACATCAAGTGAGCAAAGCTGTTTTCCGTAGCGTTGCTCTGCTGCTTCTTGGTCGTCCTGTCATGGTTGCCCACATTGCAGGGCACCATGATCCGTTCCAAATCAGAATGGGCCAGCAGGTAATCAAAGCCCCGCACCAGGGCCAACTGACAGCGAACGATCTGCTGCGTGGTGGTCAGGGTTTGATTCTGCACGGCATCGTTGTGCAGCTCCCCTTCAATCATGTCCCCGCCAAGCCATACCACACCTTCACGGATGTTCATGGTGTTGCGCTGGCCATTGATGATCTTGAGGGCATTGCGGAACACCGCATCCAGTCGATCATCAAAAATGTCAGGGTTGAACTCGTTGAGTTCGTTCACCGCTGATGGCTTCACGATCATGCCGCAGTGGATGTCGCTGATCATCAGGATCGGTGCTGCTTCCTCCCTTTGGGGATCTGCTGGTGGTTCAATGGTGCCCTGATCAAAAATATCTCTGATCTCTAGGGCCGTGGTCAGGGCATCCTGCACCGTTTCGAGCTTGGCCAGGGCTCGTTCCGCTGAGGCCTTGGCATCCCTGGCCTCGGCCCTCAGCCTGCGGGCATCAAGCTGAAGGGCCAGCAGTTCGTCGGAAGTGTCGCTGCGCTTGCCGTTTGGGCACATGCCAGGGGCGCAGAATGGCCTTCGACGACCGTTCTTGTCGTGCCATTCAATGGCGCTTTCCTCGATCCATGCCCTGCAGGTTTGGTTGCGCCTGCATTGAAACGTGCGTTCAGCCATGGTTTCAGGCCAGCTTCTGCAGCCAGACCCGAGCACCAAGGCTGATGGATCGCTCCAGCATCCCGACGACCTTGTGAGCAGCACGGCGTTCCATGTTGAGGGCCACGTCGCGGAGCACCTGGCGGGTGGCCTCTTCGTCGCGGGCACTGACGGTGGCGTGAAGCGTCAGGAAGGCACGCAGATCAAGGGGCATGGCTGCCGTGTTGCGTTTCCCTAGCTTGCCGTGCTGGCTTTGGAAACGGCAGCGGCTTAGGATACAAGGGCTGGAGGTTCTTCTATCGGTGACGATGGGCGACTTACACCCTTCAGCACCCATTCACCACCACCGAGCGACCCATGCAACCACGAGCACAGCACCTGGAATGGTGCAAAAAACGGGCACTTGCGTATTGCGATCAGGGCTACTTGCAGCAGGCGCTGGCTTCAATGTTCAGCGATCTGACAAAGCATCCCCAGACAGCAAACCATTCAGGCATTGGACGTGACGTTGGCAGGATGTCGTCTGGGGACCTCACCACGCCAGACCAGGTGCGCGAGTTCATTGAAGGCTTCAAATGATCACCACACCCACTGTCAAGGCCAACCCGCTTGAGGCGATCCACTTGGAGCGGGAGCGGCTAGTTAAGATCAGGGGAGCATTACACGAGGCTGCTGGCCATGCTCAGGCCGCTGCCTGGCGGATTGAAATGTTTCACCCTGACCGACCAGCAATAGTTGACCGCAATACCTTGTGGAACCTGCAAACACTTGTCAATGTGATCGGCCTGCATTGGGTCTTTCTCTTGGAAGGCCACACCCTGCCAGACCGGCCAGAGTGGAGCTGCACCGTCCTCCCGCCTGATTGGGGCCTGGAGCACATCGCGGTGATGGTTGGCGTGTTCCCGTCGCTGAGCCAGGCCAAAAAGAACGGTTGGAGCGGGCCGCCGATCGCCGGGTTCCACAAGGAGAATATTGGACCGAACCGCATCCATCGGGTGCTGATTGCTTAGCCCCTAATCCCCGCCGCCACCATGACCACCCCAGCCACTGGCAGCCCCTCCCTGACCCTCCGCCGATCACCCCCTAGCCGCTCTCCGCTTCGCCGCCAGTTCTTCAATCGCCTGGCTGAAGGTTTGTCCATCCGTCGGCGCATCCAGCGGCGTTGAAGGCTGGATGCTGCGCGTGCGATCGGGGAACAGGTATCGCTCGCTGGTCGTGGGTGCATTCAGGGTCTTCTGCAGCAGGGCCCGCGCCTTGTCCTCGCTGATGCCCTCGTGCTTGGCCAGGGCCTTCACCCCGGCCTCATGCTCGCCTCGCCAGAACTCGCCATCAAGGAACGTGTCGCGGATGACGGGATCTTCCTGCTGCATGTCGGTCGTGTTCACCGGGACCGGTGTGCAGCGGCATTGCGGGTGGGC